GTGCTAATTTTTCGTATCATTATTTTACAGGCTAAGATCGCAGATAAGCCGACTGATGCTCTTAGACAGGAATTTGCTACCACAGTACAAGAGTTAGAGGCAGTTCGGGAAGGATTACCCAAATATGTATCACCGCCCCCTCGTGATTGGAATAAATTTTCTGCTATCAGTAAACTTTTGAGTTTTTATGATTTGAATGCTGTGGCAAAACGAGCACTACGGAAAAAATTAGAGTCATTTTCTATAGAACAAATCCAAAAGAAGACGGCTGTTTTTGAAGCAAAAGACGCGGAAGCAGCGGCGGCAGCGGCAGCAGCCCAGTCAAATAAAGGTATATTCGGTGGATTATTTGGAAGAACTAGAAAAGGGCGGAAGGGACGGAAGGGGCGGAAAACGCGTAAAAATTGAGGTATTTATAATGAAAATAAGTAGGTACAATGTCTGACGATGAGGATGCCCTCTTGCAGCGTGCTTTACCCCGAAATCTACTTGAGCGGAAGCGGGCCATCGCTGTGCGTTCAGCAGAAATAGCAGCAAAAGAAAACTGTACAGAGAAGACCATATATGATCTTATCTATACAATTGGCTTATGTAATTCTGTTAAGAAAGAATTTCCTATGAGTTACAAGATTCTAGCAAAACTATTTGCTGAGAAGTATCCGGTGGATGAGACGCAGCCGGATAAAATCAAAGGTATTACAGATTTCGCAATTCGGCGGAATCCTATGTCAATCTACTTTGACAATATCGGAGAGACATATAAAGAGCGCTTTGAAATACACACACTTAAGGGTACTATTGAGGATAGCATCTCTTGGCTAGCCTGTTTTGAGGGTGCGGCAACTCATAGGGCAAAACTCATTTCGGCCATGAAGTTGGCAGTTCATACACATCCCTTGGATTTAGAAAAGGGAAAAGAATCGTGGAGTCCAGCAAATAAGTTTATTGAAAAAAATGAAGAGCGGGGATTGCTACCTACATTGTTCGCCAAAAATCAATTTCATCAATGGATTTTCCGTGAAGAAGATGCGGCTTTCAAGGAAGTATGGCTTTCGTATTATGAGGGAAAAACGATGCCGCCGTGTTATAAATGCCGGCCGGAGATGCGCAATCGGACAGATGCGGATGGATGGTCAGTTGTTTAATTGAAGCCAAGGGATGTCTTGCCTTTCAAGTATCTGAGGTATTCCGCGTGGGACTTGAACTTTGTGTATGTATTAGTTGTTAGTATACGCTGATCTTGGAACTGGATAATATTTAATGCGGCTGCTGCGGCTATCTTATCTGAACTAGAGGTTTTTGAGGCTGCTGCGACTCCGGCTGCGGGTGTTGCCGCATCTGATATTTTTGTTTCAGTTGGAAGCGATGAACCGCTATTTGTTGAGCCCAGTGAAATCACTGTAAAAACATACTTTTTATTCTTTGTTAGATTTTCAATCTCAGCTTGGACTGTGGTTGCGCCAACACTCAGAGTGCGGGTAGTTCCTCCATTAGAGGAAGTGGCCGTGATTCTATAGCCTGTTATGCCAGAACCAACTGAGGCTGGTGCTTTCCATGTTACAACCGCAGATGTTGACTTCATAGCACTTTTAATATCTGTAGGAGGACCGGGAGCAGACATCTTTCTCTTCTTATACAATGGATTAAAATTGAAGTCTGTGATTTCCCCATTTGTCACAGAAGTAAGTTAAAATGGAAACACTAGAGTTTAATTCAAAGTCGGCATCCTACTCCGAATTAAGCAATTTTCACTGGTCGTCCTTCACCTTAGAGGAGAAGGTATGGCCCACGGTTGAACATTATTTTCAAGCACAGAAGTTTCCAGCAGATCCCACTCTTCAAGAACGGGTTAGGGCTGCTAAGACTGCTCTAGGAGCAAAGCGTCTAGGCCGAACGAAAACGGCTGCTTTCCGGTCGGACTGGGAGACCGTCAAGGATACAGTGATGGAAAAGGGAATTAAGGCGAAGTTCCAGCAGAATCCTGTGTTAGCGACTCGTCTTTTGGACACTGGTGACCATTGGCTAATTGAAAAGTCACGGTCAGATTCCTACTGGGGCTCGGGTCCCAACGGCTGTGGTTTGAATAAAACAGGTCGTATACTCATGAAGATACGCCGAGAGCTAACTTTGCCGCCAAGTAACCCCTAAAAGCGGTATCATCCCAGCCATCTACTAGCAGTGTTGCTGAAATACCTGTTAGCGGCTGAATATAACACAGATTTTTAATTTCATATCCGTTCTTCCGAGCAATAGAAACACGGGCCAAACCTTCTATCCAGCGGTCCAGTCGCTGAATTTCTGCTCGTGAATCACCCTCTAGGAACATATACACAGAATGACCCGCAATCAAATCAGCTTCACAGGTTAAATCAAGACGCGGATCTCGGAGTGCTACACGAGCTTGAATAGCATCAGTTGCTAGAAGATTGATATCACTGAGAATATGGTCGCTGATTTTTTCCAAGAAAGGTAGGCAGTCCTTCAAGTCCGCTAAGTCGGGGATTTTATAAAGAGGCGCATTACGGCCGAGACGTGATGAATAGATACATGCTAAGCGGTACAAATCATAGACTGTGGCCGAGGATGTTATTGTACGGTCTGTTACACGGCGCCAACTTGTAATTAAATCATTCCGCATAATCATTGGCGGCGATCCTTTTGCTGGTCCTAGCAGAAATTCCTCCAGTTTGCTTTCAACGTGCCGCAAATTATAAATCACACTGCGGATTTTATGAAGAATCTGCATAACAGGAATCATTTCCTCCATTGTCCATTCGCGGCCAGGTGACAACTCCGTTATTTTCTGCTGGAGAACTGTGAATTCAAATACAGGGGGCGCTTCTGCTCCAATACCTAGACGAGCAGGGAACAGAGCCGTTACACATTGCTGTATAAGTTCTTGCTCTTTCTCGTAGATTGGCAGATCCTCTTTCAAAATACGAATGCGGAATAGGGAAAGGCGGACTTTATCATCCCATTCACCCGCCGATTCCGGGAATTTGAGACCGATTTGTCGGAGAATAAAATAGCGGATGAAGATGGAAAAATCGGCCATTGAATCTATGCGGAAAACCCAATCCGGTGTTGTATATTGCTCTCCAGCAGGAAAGAAACACTTATATTGAATACCATCCGTTTTTTTAAGAAGCAAGGGGGGAAGTGTTGCGGGATTTAATTTAATTTTGCGGAAATCTTCGCCGGTCCATGACATGAAAAAACTCTCAATATCCTTGCGTTCTACGGCAACTTCCTCTTCTATGCTTGTATGTTGCGCAATAGAATACCAGCGGAGTAGTGGACGGTGAATTTCCCGTAAAAACCGACACATATTCTTTTCACCCTTGCTATACGTCATTATCAAATGATTACGGGCTCGTGTGACAGCAACATAAAAAAGCCGCCGCTCTTCATCAATGCCCTCCTCGTGTTTCATCTGCGGGAACGCACCGTCGTGAAGTTTGACAATGTAGACAACATCCCATTCCAAGCCCTTTGCTGCGTGAAATGTACTTAGAATAACATCAGCCTGCTTCTTACGCTTATTGATTTTTTCCTCAGTCATAAGACGACAAGTGATTTTACGTTGGACGAAGGCTTCTTCAAATTGGAAAAGGACATTGTTATATTTGCTTAAGATGGCGATTGTGGGCACTGGGCTGCCAGCAGAATCAGCCATAGCTAAGCGTGTTTGAATATCATTTACAATCCATGCCACTTCACCCGCAAACCGATGAAAATAGCGAACTTCCGGTCTGGATTGCGTGCTACTACTAATTGCTGTCATGCGCTCCTTGTGCGATAACGTGGGGATTTTACGCATGAGTGAATTTGCTACTGCAACAATACTTTCGCTGCTTCTGTAATTATAGGTTAATTGAAAATCTTGAATTGTTTTAATCTCTTCATGCATATTCAGAATATAGTCCACTCGGGAACCACGCCACGCATAAATATTTTGCGCATCATCGCCGACAATAATCGCATAACTTTGGCTACTAGCAAGAATAGCTCTGATAATATCTAATTGAATATCATTAATATCTTGGAATTCGTCAATAACTAATAATTTGATTTTGCTGGACCATGCTTTTCCTTTGTCTGTTTTCAGGAAATCTAGCCAAAGATACGGAAGTTCATCTACTGTGTGCATGATTCCTTCAATTGTTGTCGGATCATTCTGCCGGAGAATTTGGAGTGAAAGTGCGTGAAATGTACCAATATAGGCTGTTGTAGAACCTATCAGTTTTTCCAAGCGTTCACGCATTGTATCTGCGCCTGAACGGCTGAAGGTTGTTAGGACAACTTCTTCGGATTTGATACCTAAATGTGTTATTGCGTGTGCTATTTTCGCTGTAATTGTAGTTGTCTTACCTGAACCTGCGGAGGCCAAGACCCGCAAATGCTGATTAAGAGGTGCTTGTACAATTTCATATTGTTGGTCATTGAGTGTTAGAGACCCAAATTCAAATTGAAGCGTATGATTCTGTAGCATTCTATCGGCTACTACCTATTCTGTGTTCGCATTTGGTGTTTATATTCCATGTAATTACATAGGGATGAGTCATTTTGATTCTATTTATACTGCTTATGTCGCGGCTGTATTTATACTTTTCGGTTGCTATGTTACTCAAGTTGTTAGCGTTTCTGAATTAACAGTATTTGCTATTGTTCAATCAGCCGTTTTATGGACTATTATTCGTCTGCTCTATCTTTTTATGTTCTCGTGGGACTCTACACATCTTTTTGCAGCCATCTTCTTAGTGGCTGTCTTCGGAGGTGTTATTTTCTATTTCATGCCTCCATTTATTCGCGACATTCTCGGCAACTTTCTAGCAGATAAGATACAGAATAGTGGGTCTAAATCTGGCCTAGATATTGAAAGTATTCTAAAAGAGGGGCTGCCAGAAGAGTAGTCGGCCTGCGTATAGGTTTACAACAAAGAAACAGGGCATCTAGCAGGGAGATGTTAGAGATATTATTTCTACTTCTATTATCATGTGTTATCGCAACCTTCCTCTGGTATCGGTCATTTCAAGAATTTACGATTCTTCAATTGGAATATACACCCGCAATAGTTCTACCCGACGAACGTGTTCCAATTATTATTCGGGGAATACCAAGTCAATTTAAAACCTCATGGCTTTCAGTACTAGCAAAACAGAGTTCCCTGCCTGTGCTGTTGGAGGACAAAACACGAACACTTCTTAAAGAATATGCTGTAGGTGGAAAGGACTTATATCATCATCTAACAGCCACTGAGCTGGCGACTAAATTTCATATTCATTCTAAATTCAAGGACACCATGATGTTTTTAGCAAAGTTCTGGTATTTGCCGGTGGCTCCTCTTCTTGTTCCTGCGGCTCTTTGGATTTTACCTCCTTCTCGGCTTATTGGCCTTCAACGTTCTCTAGCAGAACGCACTGTTCTTACTGTACATGAAGGTACGACAACTGTTTGGCTTTCGCGGGAAACAGTGGATGTTAAAGATATTTTAACGGTGCTTAACAAAGATCCTTGGACTTTATCTGTTAAAGAGACGCCATTTATTAATGATTTGCAGTTTGTTGAAGTGATTTTACGAGCAGGAAATTCGTTAGTTTTGCCGCCGCGTTCTCTATACGCTATTCGTTCAGATGGCGGTGCCTACGTGTCACGATTGGAACTTCATTCGCCGTTATCGCTTTTCATTTCAGGAATTTCACGCTCTTAGAATTAAAGAAAATCAAGATAAAATAGAATAATGAGTGATACAGAATCTGATTCGGAGACTGATTCTGAAAGAGCAGATCTTGAAGCGGGATTAGGAAAAGCAGGATCTATTATTGGAAAATCACTGAAGGAAGTGGATACTTTAATTCGTGGACTTCAGCGTCTTCATTCACAACTTTCTATTATGGAAAATCTCGGAGGACCTATTCAAAAAGATATGTTTGTTGGAAAATATGAGATTCGTAAAGATATACCGGAAATGTCCTTAAAGAAGGGCCAAGTTGTAACCTATAAGGAACTAGTGGGCAGAATTATTGGGTGGATAGATGCGGAGGAAATGGAAAAAGGTGGTGTTATTCGGCCCTCAGCAGGATTTTCGGCAGTATTTGGTCTCAAAAAAGCAGGGATAACATTTCCTGAAGTTTTAGGGCGGCTTAAAAAGATTATACACTAAAATTTGAGTATCCGAGTTTTTTAAAAAACCAGCAGGGAAATGCCATTAAATACTGAACAAGAGGCCGTAATGGCTGAAATTCTAGCAGGAAAATCAGTCTTTATTACGGGGCCCGGCGGTGTGGGAAAATCATATCTAGTGCGGGAAATTAAGAGTCGGCTCTTGGAAGCGGGTCGTAGTGTCGCAGTGACCGCAATGACGGGATGTGCGGCTCTTCAATTGGAGTGCGGCGCAAAGACACTTCATTCGTGGGCGTCCATTGGTTTAGGACGGGAATCGGTGGATGCTTTAGTGGCAGGCATTCGGCGTTTCAATAATCAGAAAGCAAAAGCTCGTTGGAAGCACACAGATGTCCTCATTATTGACGAAGTCAGTATGATGACGCCTGATTTGTTGGAGAAATTGGATTCAGTAGGTCGCATTATTAGGGGGAAATTTGCGACTCCAATGGGTGGCCTTCAAGTTGTCTTTGTAGGCGATTTCTGCCAGTTGCCGCCTGTATGTAAAGATCTTTCTGGCGGCGAAGTTGAGCAGCAACTTCTATTTGAATGCGGTGTATGGGCTGAAATTGTACAGACGACCATTTGCCTCAAGCAGATTCAGCGTCAGTCAGACCCTGTTTTCCAGCAGATTCTGAATGAGGCTCGGATGGGTGCTTTGACCGCTGAGTCAGTGGCTGTGCTAGAAAGTCGGAAAATTAAGGGCACGCCTCTTAATGAGCAATTGGAAGCATCTACTGTAAAACCGACATTGATTTTCAGCAGGAACAACAAGGTGGATGATATTAATAATAAGAATATGGAAGCCTTGGACACTCAACTTGTGGCTCGGAAATCTAAGGTTTGTTATGGCACAAAGACTGACCCTAGCACAGTAAATCCGGAAGATCCAGCAATTAAGTATGCGCTTACTCGGCTTGAGAATGATGCTCCCTATGTACCCATGCTTTCTATGAAAGTAGGAGCACAAGTCATGTTGATTATGAATCTGGATGTTGAAGCGGGGCTTGTAAATGGAAGCCGTGGTGTAATTATCCGATTTACTGAGACTGAGTTGCCTGTTGTAGAATTTCGCAATGGTATCACAATGACAATTGATTTAGCAACTTGGATGACAGAGGAGTTTCCTTTCATCGGTATGGCGCAGATTCCGTTACGTATTGCTTATGCGATTACAATTCACAAGAGTCAAGGTGCGACCTTGGACTGTGCTCTTGTGGATGTGGGTAAGGATACATTTGAATACGGACAAGCGTATGTTGCTCTTTCCCGGGTTCGGTCACTGGATGGTCTCTATATCTGGGGGCTTGATACTAGCCGAATTAAAGCCCATCCGCGGGTTGTTGAATTCTACCGCGGTCTTTCTGCTTAAAATTTGGTTTAACTAGTAAATAAGATGGAACATATTGACACATTTTATTTTATAAATTTGGATAGGCGAACAGACCGTCTTAAACAAATATTGGGTGAATTTTCCAAAATGAATATTCCTTTTCATAAAATAATTCGTATTCAAGCCTTTGAACATAAGATAGGTATTTTTGGTTGTGGCAAGAGCCATATTTCGGCGATTAATCACTTTATTACTTCGGGGAAAAATCGGTGTATGATTTTTGAAGATGATTTTGAATTTACCGAAACTAAGGAAAAGGTTAATGAAGTACTTGAAAATATTTTTACATCCACCGTGGAAATTGATTGTTTAATGTTAGCGGGAAAAGATAATTGTGTCTGTGTAATTGACCCCAACCAAAAGATATATGTTCAGCGGATTTATTTTGCGACTTGCCCGTCATGTTATGTAATAACTAAAAAATACGCACCGGGTTTACTACATAATCTTTCTGAAGGAGCAGCCAAGCAGGAAAAATGGATTAATGCGTTTGGCGAACCCGAAAATGCGTTCAATAATGATTATTATTGGATTTACGAGCAGATTTCCAAACTTTACTATTTTACAGTTCCTAAATTAGGTCATCAGCGGGATTCTCCATCGGATATAACAGCAACTTCTAAAGCAACTATGTTCATATTGGATACATGATACCTAAACAAAACTTACGAAATATTGAAAGATGAATCAGATTGATACATTTTATTTTATAAATTTGGAGCGAAGAAATGATAGATTAAAAGACATTGCTAGCGAATTTACCAAAATGGATATTCCGATGGCCAAAATTATTCGTGTAAATGCTTTAGATTATTATTTTGGTCAGATAGGATGCTCAAAGAGTCATATTTGGACAATTAAGCACTTTATTGATTCTTGTAAAGAACGATGTATGATTCTTGAAGACGATTTTGAATTTACAGAGACAAAGGAAAAGGTGAACGAAGTTCTTGAGAATATTTTTAGATCTGGGGTGGAAATTGATTGTTTATTACTTTCTGCGATAAATGTTTCAGTCACTAACGCTTCAAACCCCTACTTACTAAAAATTAATTATGCAAGTACAACAGCTGGATATATTCTAACAAAAGAATATGCTCCAAAATTATTACATAATTTTATTGAGGGTGTTGAGAAACAAGAAAAATGGACCACTGCTTTTAATAAACCTGAAAATGCTTTTAATTTAGATAATTATTGGATATATGAACAAGTTAGAAGAAATTTTTATAGTACAGTTCCAACACTTGGTAAACAGAGAGATTCCCCTTCTGATATTACAAGTGAATCAGGAGGAACAATACTTTATATGATATAAGCTGCGGACTTTTAGACAAACAATATATTGCTTAAAATTGAATAAAATAAAAGTATTTGACTTATTTAAAATGCTGGCAGGTCTACTGTTTGCTTCATTAGCATTAACAAGCGTATTTGCTCAAGGGCCAACTGTTTCACCACCTCCGCCTACGCAACCTGTAATCTTTACCGATTCAACGCGTTTTGCTATTACGGGCAATTACACAATGGGATATATAAATAATACAGTTGAAAATCGTTGCCATCGAGCTACGCATAAATTTCAGGCACAGGCATCTGGCACGGTAGACAAGCTTAAGATGGGCGTTTATTCTCAAGCAGCAGCTGAAACCTGTGGAATCAGTTTTGTCCTATCCACTTTTCCTGGAGCCGTTACAGTAGGTTCGTCACTTCTAACTACATTTACAGACATAGTTATGGCTACACCCGGAACGGATGAAATGATTGTCTTTAATGCCACAGCGTCAAGCTGGGCTGTTGCTGCTGGGGCTAATTATACAATTACAATTTTGCCTTTCACTTGGGCAACTGGCGGTGCTGCTGGAACATCAGGCTCTGCTTCTCATTGTGTGTTTCAGATGCCCTATGGAAACCCCGGTCGTCCATATGCTGCAATTGGACAATATGGTCCTACTGCTCAGCCATGTGGTGCTACTCCTTGGACAACCGATTTGGCGGGTGATGGATATGGTCTTCAAATTATGATGAACGGCAGGCCTAATACAGTTATTGTTCCTTCTGCTTCGCCTACTATGACACCCACGCCAACTTCATCCGGAACACCTACACCTTCTAGCACAGGAACACCTACACCTTCGGCGACTCCTACTATGACACCCACCAATACGGAAACTCCCACTGTCACACCAGCCCCCGGGTCAACACCTTCTAATTCTGCTACTAGCACGCGGACTCCCAGCAGAACTCCCTCTATCAGTTATACGCCTACGCCGACGGGGTCTGTGACATCATCAGTCACACCGACGGAGACACCTTCACCAACACCCACACTGCGGATTGGTGCGTCGCCTTCAGTAACACCCACGGAAACACCCGGGCCGACTGATTCAGCTTCTCCGACGCATTCTGTAAATCCCTTGGCTGGAATAGCTGCTGGCCCTATTAATACTCCAGCATCTGTTTCTACGGGTTCCTTGATTGGAGCGGCTATCGGCGGTGGTTTGGCTGTCCTCGCAGTAATCGGTGTTGCTATTCGTTTCCGGGTTGTGTCAGCTCAACTAAATGCGAAGACGGTAAAGAGTTGGCGTAGTGGTTCTAAGAAGACAGAACTGGATATTGAGACTGTTCCTAAAACACATGAAAATCCTTCTCTTAGCTTGCGTGTGAATCGGATAATACACAAGCAGAACGGTGTTGGAGAAGTTGCGATAAAAGTCTAAAGTTCCGCCTCCGTTGGCTTAGTATTCCACCATTTCCCCCAGCGCGCATGACGAACCGGTGCCCCACGTTCTTTCTGCGCTTTGCGGATTTGCGGCCAAGTTTTAAGTTTGAGACTATATACAGTCCCATGAGCCATCAATTTAGGAGTTTGAGAATACGCTTGTAGTAATGGATCTTCATTGTACATTCGCCATGATATTGCCTCCGTTTTTTTAAGACGTTCAATGGAAGCCCCACGGTCACCGGATGCTTGAAGGCCACCCTCTTCCTGCCCATAATGCGTCTCAAACCCTCCCCACCAATAGACTAGTACGCCTCCATATTTATCTATATATCGCACGCATCTTTGTGAATCATCAGCATGCGATGTGTAACTTTCTGTAGTAATCATCGGCGGATCATTGCGGGTTCCGAAGAAATTACCCGCCAGCATGAATGGACGAAATTCTTTAAACGGCTTGCCTTGCAGATAAAACTTATTTGAAAGGAAGGAAAATGTAAAGGCGCCGAGATTGTATTTATCAATTGTTGTAAATCCATCCTCAATATATTTGTGAAGATTCTTGCCATCTTTTGTAAAGTCGCCTTTTTCTGAAAATGTAAAGAAACGGCTCAAATCATCATCAACAAAAATGATGCGTTGTCCAATAGGAAAGAAACGACAGATTGCTCGTGTTGCGTTGGCTCCACCTAGTTCTCCTACCACAATCTTCTTGTAGGGATAACCTTCCAGCGCGATTTCATATAAATGTTTTTCTTCTTGATTTGCTACAAAAATGTAGAGGCGGTCAGTTAATCCATTATGTGCTAGCATACGATACGTTTTGTGTGGAAATACGTTTGCTCTTTTATAAGAGCGACACGCAATTACATAGTCATCAAGCATCCCTATTCTAGGCATTATGAAAAATTCAACACTTTACCATAAAATAACCATAAGCCCACGCCAAATATAGCCTTTGAAAAGACATCCAAAATATTATATGATATATTCTTTGTTTCTTCATCTAGCATATAGACTATCCCATAAAGTGACCAGAGACCGGCAAATGTTATTAATGCTGAATAATTAGATCCTTTTGGAATACAGCAAGTGTACATAAGCCATAAGAGCGCAACTAAAAATCCAAAACCGAGACCAACGCCCACTTCTTTAGGAATGCTTCCTTGTTCACCCATATAACCAGCAAGTAACATTAGCCAGTTGAAACAGAGCATTGTAAAAAACGTCTTGTAGGGGATTGATGAGACTGACTGATTATAGAAGAGCAGCAATCCCAAGATTATCAGAGGTGTTGTAATCATCCAGTCCAAATATCTGAGTTTTGTAAAATCCTTGAGTTGCCAGTTCGGTGTTTTCATCATTTCATTGAAGATTCCATAGACAATAGCAGCCACGAAACTTACCGTCGTTTCCAAATTCATAACATGGCGAATATTTCTGCTCGGAGTTCGGACAGCCTCAATAAGTGTAATTGATGTGTACCCCATCAAAACTAGATATGAAATGAAAAATGTATCTTTAAGAAGTGTTCCATTCTTGAGTTTCTCTGGCATCTCTATCTTATACTGTGGGATTAGGAACACTAAAGATGATATTATTCCATACTGAATTATTATGATTAATAATCTGCTGGTGATTCTGCTGGAAACTAATATTTGTTAGGAGGGATAGTTTATTAAGTGATTTTTGATATACATTATAAATGCGAAGAAATTCGTCTATAATACATTGAAGTTCTTTAATATCCAGGTTCAAAAGATTTATTTCAAATTGCTGCATTGACGTTCTGTCTTTTACCGCAACTGTTTCTCTTGCAATACGTAAATTCTTCAAATGTTGAATTTCATCGGACCAATGGATGATTGCTCCACCACCATTATCGGACCAAACAAGACGAGACATACGATTTACGAATTGATAATATGGATTAACATTGGGAGAGCCATAGACAATATGATGTTTAAGAAAATGGGTCTTTTCATCGGGTTTAAGATTATATAGGAAACATGTCTCAGGGAGATGGTGGTATAGAGATAAACATGGACGCCCATGCTTGAGCCAGATTCGCCATAAAGTATGTATTGAATGAACACCGCCATCATGAAATTTATAATTCCGGGAAGCCCAATTCCAAAAGCAGTCCCGACGCTTTACACCGCAATGGACACTTTTGTCAGTAATTCCGAGCACTTTAAAATCAGTTGAAATACGCCAATTAAAACGATTCCATATGGATGCTCTATATACAAATTTGCGCCAACCATTGCTGACTTTTGCCATTGTGGCGCAGTCAACAGGGTCTAAATATCCAAGAATTAGATGCATAACATCCGAATTGAGTGAAAGTCCCCATTCCATTTGCGTTTATTATTTGGTTTTAAGCCTAGTATTTCAATTTTAAAGGGGAATATGGGGTAAAGAAACTAATCTTAAGAAAATAAAAAAATTTGAGGATGAAACGCAGTCAAATAAAAGGCAACCCTGGATATTTTCGCTTCAATGATTACGAGCAGAGTCAATATGGAATCTTCAAGTGTCGCTAATTTGGCTCCTATTACATCAGTTAATGTTGAAAATGTGCAGAAGCATTCTATTGGAGTGACAAAGCGTTCCAGCATCGCGAATGAGGAAGAAGCTTATGCCACAAAGGGCATAGCAGCAATTGACGCAAAGCCGCCTCTTACAGATGAGGAGGCAGACCGTTTCGTAGTATTTCCTATTAAGCAGCCGGGCTTATATCAGATGTACCAAAAGCATTTGAGTGTCTTTTGGATTCCCGAAGAAGTTTCATTGGCCAAGGATGTTGATGATTATCAGAACAAACTCTCGGCAAACGAGCGTTTCTTTATTAATCGCGTCCTCGGATTCTTTGCGGGCTCGGATGGAATTGTTATGGAGAATTTGGCTATGCGTTTCATGCGGGAAGTGCCGTACACGGAGGCCAAGCTGTTCTACGGTGTACAGAATATGATGGAGGGTGTTCATTCAGTTATGTATTCACTTCTGATTGATACGTACATCAAGGATAGGGAGGAGAAGCGAAATATGCTGGGAGCTATTACCCGTGTTCCGTGTGTCCAGAAGAAGGCTGCGTGGGCTCTTCAGTGGATTGATAATGCGGATGCGGATTTTCCTACACGTCTGTTGGCTTTTGCCATTGTGGAGGGAATCTTCTTTTCAGGGGCATTTTGCTCCATCTTCTGGCTCAAGCAGCGTGGTGTTATGCCTGGCTTGACTACTAGCAATGAGTTCATTTCTCGTGATGAGGGCCTTCACACGGAGTTTGCTTGCTTGCTCTATGGCATGCAGCCGGAGAAGTTGAACAAGACCAAGGCATATAAGTTGGTTAAGGAGGCGGTCAAGATTGAGAAGGAGTTTATCACGGAAGCGCTACCGTGTGC